CCGTCATGGAGGACTTCGCCAACAACGCCGTGCGAGACATCGCCGTCCAGTGCGCCGCCCAGAGCGCCAAGACCCAGACCGTCATGAACTGCGCCTGCTGGGCCATCGCCGAGGACCCCGGCCCGGCCATGTGGGTCACCGCCACCAAGGACGAGTTGCGGGACTTCCTCCGCGACCGCCTGACGCCGACGTTCGAGACCTGCCGCCCCGTCAAGGAACGAATGGCGGAGCCGACCCTGACCGGCTTCGCCTTCGACGGGATGCCGTTCTACGCGGGCTGGTCGGGCTCGAAGGCACGGTTGCAGTCCAAGCCCATTCGGTACGTGTTCGCTGACGAGGTCCGGAACTACGCTCCCGGCCGCCTTGAAATGCTCCTGAAGCGCACCCGGTCCTTCTGGAACTCGAGGCGATTCCTGATCTCGACGCCGGGGACCAAGGGCGACGCGATGGACACCGCGTACCGGGCCGGGGACCAGCGGGTCTGGCATTTCGAGTGTCCGGCCTGTCAGCGGCTTCAACCGCTTGCGTTCGGGCAACTGAAGTGGGACTCCAACGACACCACCAAGCCGGAAGGCAAGTGGCGGTTCGACGCCCTGGCCGAGACGATCCGCTTCGAGTGCGTCGGGTGCGGACACCGGATTAAGGACACACCCGTGGACCGGCGATGGATCGAGAACCACGGACGCTTTGTCCCGCAGAACCCCAACGCCCCGAGATCGAGGGTCAGCTACACCTGGAACGCGCTCCTGCCGCACTGGATCGAGTGGCGGTCCATCGTCGAAGAGTTCCTCGCCGCCGTGGACGCCACGCGGATCGAGGGCGACATCGAGCCGATGTTCACGTTTGTCACGGAGACGCTGGGCGAACCGTGGGACCTCGACCGCTGGATGGTCACCGGGGACGACTTCATGGAACAGCGGCGCGGGGATTACGACTTCGGCGACCCGTGGCCGCTCGAGAAGACCCGCTTCCTGGCGGCCGACCGCCAGGCCCGAGGAGGGGAGCATTACTTCTGGGTGGCGCGGGCGTTCGGACCAGGCGGGGCCAGTCGCATGATCGCCTACGGGCGGTGCAACACGACCTCCGAACTCGAGGAGGTCCGCAAGCAACTGAACGTGCCGCTGGTCAACGCTATGATCGACACCGGTTTCAAAGCCTCGGAGGTGTACCGGTTCTGCATGGCCACGGGCTGGAAGGCGATGAAGGGCGACGATGCCGAGTGGTTCCTCTCCCAGGACCCGCGGACGGGGAAGACCATCCGGCGGGTGTGGCGCCGCGTGCTGGTGGACCCGAGCCTGGGGACGCGCCGGGCGCGGATACGCCGGCACCTGCCGCTCTTCCAGTGGTCCAATCCGAGCCTGAAGGACCATCTGGCGCTGTTCACGCACGGCGTGGTCGGCCAGTGGACCATTCCGAAGAAGACCGGACGGGACTACATCGACCAGGTCACGGCGGAGGTCCGGGAGGAACGGGAGGACTCGCGAGGCCGGATCAAGGTGCTGTGGGTTCAGAAGCGCCGGGACAACCACTACCTGGACTGTGAGCTGATGATCGACGCGGCGGCAGTTATTTCAGGCTTGCTGAAGTCGGTGCAGAATGACAGAGGGCAAGGACCCAATGCGTCCGCGCAGGCACGGCCCGAGCATTCGGGCCAGCGGGTGCTCGCTCCACTCACCATGGGCCGGCCTTCATCTACCCATGCTCTTGATCATCCTTGTCCCTAATCCGTCGCATTTATAACAACGCCACTCTGTCTGATAGGGACCGGCATACAATGTGTCTCGTCGGAATCCATGGGAGGATTTGTACCCTTTCCCCCAGCACTCTGTGCAAATCAAGATGCGACGAACAAGAACGAACGCTATCCACCTTCGCAAAGAGATCTTCCGGTTTCCGCCACACAATGGACACTTGCCGAACCTGGTTTCATTACGGATATGTGGAGATGTGCCCGCCAATTCCCAGCGTGTTCGGGTCTCACCTTCGCCCTTGCATAGACGACACAGGAGTCTCATTCGTGTCCTTTTCTCGGATAGAAGGGTGCCGAGCTGGTATTCGGTGATCTACTTGTCATGGATGTGTCTGCGTCAGATGCGAGAGTGCTCTTTCGCTCATTGTTTGTCGAGGGTGGTCCACATCAACGGCGATCAAACGGGCCGTCCGACAAGTGCGACCTTCGGCGAAGCAGTCTACTGCGCCGGACAGCGTTGCTTCCACCTCCGGCCCAAGGTTGAAGCGTAACGTTCCGCCTTGGGCGTGACGGCACGTCCAAGACTGGAAGTCCGGATGCTGGTGCGGGCGCTGAGGCTGCAACTGACCGAAGGGGCGACCCTGGTCAGCGCCCTGGAAGCGTTGGTGGCTCAGAAGTGGACCGCCAACGTCGTCAACGGCCAGACGGTCCTGACGGCGGCGGAGGCCGGGGGGTCGGTGACGTTCACCTTCGACCGCGCCTATACGCCGGCCGAACTCGCGGTGATGGCGGAAGACGCCCTCGAATGGGTCAACACTCTCGCCGACCCGGAGAACCCGCCCCTCGACGTGCCCCGGTTCAACCGCCTGCACCCCACCTTCCATAAGGCTGTCCTGTGATCCCCTTCCTGCGTCGCCTGTTCCCCTCGACACCGCCGAAGCGGCCGTCCGGCAACCGCCCGCCGCCGGCGGCAAACACCGCCCCTGCCGTGACGCCGGTGCGCCACTACTTCGAGGCCCTGAACACGGTCGACCACCGGACCCCGATCCCGGCCACCGGCCTCCACATCCACCGGCTGCTCACCAAGTTCAACCGCCTCCAGCTCGCGTCCGTCGCCCGCTACCTCTGGGACAACGTGGGCCTCGTGTTCTACGCCACCGACCTGGTCGCCAACTACTCGACCCCGATGATCCCACGGGCGGCAACGCTCGATCGGAAGTGGAATGAAGCGGCCAACGCCCTCTTCGATGAGTGGGCCGAGCGCGCCGACTTCAGCGGCCGGCTCGACTTCTGGGATCTCCAGCGTCTCGGCTCATTCTACCTCGACACCGACGGTGAAGTGTTCGCCCTCTGGACCGACGAGGCCGGGTTCCCGCAAATCCAGTTCCTCGAGTCCTGGCGGATCGACAAGCCCACGGCGGCCGATGACCGCATCTTCGATGGCATCCAACTCGACACCCAGGGGCGGGTCCTGGGCTACTGGCTCGATGGGGAACAACTTCTCAATTCGAACGTTCTGAACCATCTTTTCGAGCCCGAACGCTTCACCCAGTACCGCGGGATGAGCCCCATCCGGCGAGGGGCGAACGACATGCGGGATGGGAACGACATCAAGGGCTTTCAGAAAGTCCTCTCGAAGCTCTCGACCGCGCTCACGCTCGCCATCCAGGGGGCGCCGCTCGAGGAGAACCCCTGGGGGAACCCGCCCGAACCGGCAGGCGAGGCCTCGACCGAGGAGGAAGCCCCGGCCGAGACCAACGCCAAGCAGCGCAGCTTCACGGTCGCCGACCTGATCGCCGGGGACATCCCGACCGTGCCCGAGGGGCACGAGTTGAAGCAGGTCAACACGCCGAGCGCCCCGGCCAACAACATCGAGGTCATCAGCTACCTGGCCGGGTGTTTCGTGGCGGGACTAGGGTTGCCGCCGGCGTTCTTCCTCGACGAGAAACTGACCGGCCCCAACCAGCGGGCGGTCAACGGCAAGGCGCAGCGCAAGTTCGACCGCCGGAAGCAGGTGGCGGCCCGCCTGGGCCGGTCGGCCTGGCAGCGGGTGATCGCGGCCGCCATCACGTCCGGGGCGTTGCCTTCCACGGATGGCTGGGCGCGATGCGACTTCATCGGGCCGTCCAAGATCACCATCGACGCCGGCCGGGAGATGGCCCAGGAGCGCGAGGACGTGGCGCGGGGCTTGATGAGCCGGCGGGATCACTATGGCAACCGGGGCCGGTCCTGGCGGCGGGAGACCGACCAGGTGTTCGAGGAAATCGACTACATCCTCGACCGGGCCAAGGCGGTCGCCCAGGAGCACGGCATCCCGATCGAGACGGTCATGGCGAGCTTCGGGCTGACCGCCGCCAAGGGGTCAACTGCTAACGTTCCACCCTCTAGTGAAGATGCACAACGTTCTGATGACAATGCTGGCGACGCAGGTGCCGCTGATTGAGGCCCGGGCGGGCCAAGCCCTGTTCGGACTGCTGCTCGCCCCCGCCGCGGCCGAGCCCGATTCCTGGCGCAAGGCGCGTCAGGCGCTCGCCCCTCGGGCAACGGTCGAGAACGGCGTCGGCGTGCTGGCCATCAATGGCGTGCTCGCCTACCGGCCTGACCTGGGCGAGATGCTCTTCGATGGATTCGAGGACAGCGCCGAAGTGCTTTCGGCCTTCCGCCGCCTGGAAGCGGACCCCGAAGCCAAGGCCATCGTTGTGGACATCAACAGCCCCGGGGGCTTCAGCGTGGGCGGCGCCGAGATCGCCGACGCGGTTCACCAGTCCTCGAAGCCCACCGTGGCCTGGGTGGGCGGGATGATGTGCAGCCTCGCCTACTGGATCGGCTCGCAAGCCTCGGCCGTCGTGTCCACCCGCAGCGCGATGGTGGGCAGCATCGGTGCCTACGTGTCGGTGGTCGACTTCCACCGGATGCTGGCCAATGCCGGCATCGAGGTCCGGGTCTTCACCAACCGGGAGGGAACCTTCAAGGCGGCTGGAATGCCCGGGGCGCCCGTCACCGAGGACCACGCGGCCGAGTTCACCCGCCAGGCGCAACGCACGTTCGACACCTTCCGGGCAGACGTTCGACGAGTGCGGGGAGGTGTCCCCGATGAAGCCATGCAGGGTCAGGTGTTCGACGGGCGGGAAGCCAAGCGGCAGGGGCTCGTCGACGCCCTCGGAGACCTGGGTTACGCGCGGGCGCTGGCCCGCCGACTCGCCCGCAATAGCTAACGTTCCACCCTTAGATAGAGGCTCATGATTTATGCCTGACAAACTGAACATCCCGGACCAGGAGGACATCCTGGCCACAAACGAACGGTTGACCACGGAAAACGCCCGGCTGACCGCCGAGCTTACCGCCGCGACCGAGCTCCTCGAAACCGCCCAGGCGCAGGGTGCCGAGGCTACCCAGCGCGCCGAGGCCCTCGCCAAGCGACTCGAGACCGTCGAACTCGCCGCCAAGGTCGCGGGCGAAGAGATCGCCCGATTGAAGGCGGAGAACGCCCAACTGACCGGCAAGATGGCCGACTTCAACGCGGCGGTGGCGGCGGAGGTCCAGAAGCTGGGCCTGCGACCCAAGGCTGCCGAACACAAGCAGCCCCCGGCGGATGCCGATCTCACCCCGACCCAGCGCGTGCTCGCCGCCAAGGGCGTCGGGTCGCTCGCTGAACTGTCCCCGAAGACCTGACGACCGAGGACCGACGACAGACGACCGAACACTGACCACCGACAACCGACCACTGAACCATGCCAACGACCATCAGCGATCTCTGGATCCCCGACATCTGGCTTGCCACGATGCGGGAAAAGCAGGCCACCTTTCCGGTCCTGCTCAACTCGGGCGTTGTCGTCGACAACCCCCGCGCCGCCGAACTCGCCTCCGGGCCGGGCGAGGTGGCCCTCATGCCCTTCTTCAAGGACATCACCGACCAGGATGACGAGATCCAGGTCGAGAACGCCGAGCCCACAGTCGACAACAAGATCACCTCCGGCCAGATGAAGGCCGTCGCCTGTAACCGTGTGTGCAAGAGCTCGGCCACGGCGTTTGCCGCGCAACTCTCGGGCGAAGATCCGGTGGGCGAGATCACCGCCCAGATGGTCCAGCGCCGGTTGAAGCAACGGCAGAAGACCCTGCTCGCGATGGTCCGGGGCGCGTTCGGGTCGGCGGGGGTCTCGGGCGTCGCCGCTCCCCTGAAGGCAGTCCGGGTGGATGCGTTCGATGAGACGGGCGAGGACGCCACGGGGGATGAATTGATGTCGATTGACCTCTTCATCGACTCGAAGAGCCTGATGGGGGAACTGGCCGACGACCTCATGAACGGCGCGCTCTGGCTCCACCCGAGCATCCTGGCCGCGCTCGAGAAGGCCGATGAGACGAGCTTCGACAAGGCCAGCCGCGGCCCCTGGACCATCCGCACCTACCGAGGCATCCCGATCTACACCAGCGAGGCGCTCGTCCGCGCCGGGACCACCAACGGCTACGTGTACGACACCTACCTGCTGGCCAAGGGCATCATCGCCCGGGGCGAGAAGCCGCAGAAGACCGACGTGGTGGATGTGGCGGCGCTCCAGATGGAGAAGAAGTTTGGGCTCAACAACGAGATCATCTACGACCGGACCCGGTTCGTGATGCACCTGAACGGCATGAAGTGGGTAGGGACCCCGGCGGCAGAGAGCCCGAGCAACGCGGAACTGGGGACCATCGCCAACTGGAACCTGGTGCTGGCGACGGCGAACCGGGTCGGCGCGGTCTGCATGCGGACCAACGGCTGAGCATGGCCATGAGCACTCCCAAAGTCGATCCTTACCCGGAGCCGGTGGTCTTGTCGGCGATGGACATGAAGAAGATCCAGCGGCTCCAGGCGCAGACGGGCCGCGAGCAGCGGCTCGTCCGGCTGGCACGTCGGAACCGGGACGTGGCCTGGATCCTGGCCGAGCACGAGAAGGCTGCCAGCGCGGTCCCCAAGAAACCCAAATCCAAGTCCAATCCATGAAACGAATCCTCCTTCTCTCCCTGGCCCTGAGCGCTCTTCTGCTGATGAGCGCCCGGGCGCAAAGCCCCGCCGCGTACCGAATCCTGGCCCTGCTCGCCGGGGGCACCAACAACGTGGCGGCGAGCGCCACCAACGCGCCGGCTGACGTCGGGATCTCGTGCTCGGAGCATGACGCCCTGGCCCTGCTCGTCGAACAGGCCGGGACCGGCGCGGGCACCGGCACGGTGGTCTACGCCTTCGCCAAGGGCCTGGACGCGAGCACGGTCGAGACGACCCCTTCGCTCACGCTGACGGTTCCGCTTAGTGGCACCAACGCGGTCCGGCTGCTGAGCGAACCGTCCCTGACCGGGTGCGGTTACCTGAGACTGGTCTCGATCCAGAACACGAACGCGGTGGCGGTCACCAACATCCTGGTGAAGGCGGCCCGCAAGAACCCGCGGCGGACGGTCAACCTCCGATGACGCTCATTCAACAAGCGCGAGTGGCGGGGTTTCGGGCGCAACTGCTGGTGCGCGGGATCACGCTCACCCTCTTGCCCGACCGGGGGAGCTTCCCCGCCCTGGTCGAGCAGTACCAGGGACCGGCCCCAGGCTCGGTGGCTGATGCCAGCTCGAACGCGGTCGAGTCCGAGCTGCGCAACGCGGTGCGCCTGGCGGTGCTGCTCTCCGATCTTGGGGACACGGCCGTCCAGGTCGGGGACGTGTTCCGGGACGCCGATAGCGCCACCGAGTACCGGGTGGTGCGGATCGAGCGGGGCGGGATCGACATCGCCGCCCGGTTCACCTGCGAACGGGAGGACGCGTGAACGTGAACGACATCCGGGTGGACACCACCAACTTCGAGGCGGCGATGAACCAGTTCATTGCGCTCAAGAAGCTCACCCTTGCCGAGGGCCTCCGGCTTCAGGCGGGGTTGCTCGCCGATGAACTCGTCGAGGACACCCCGCCGCAGAAGGGGATTGTGGATGGGCGTTCCTACGGTGCCCGGAAGGCGGGCGAAGCGCGGCTTGCCCGCGACATCCGGCGTGCGGCCCGGCCGCTCGTTCCCTCGGAGTGGGAGTCCAAAAGCCTGGCCGACCTGATCCGCCAGAAGAAGCACGCTGCCTTGCAGGAGGTCTTTCGGAACTTCAGCAGCGAGCGGATCGTGCCCTTTGGGCCGCCGGTTCACCGGGAAGCGCGGGACGCGGAGGGGCGCGTGCGCCGGCAACTCGCCCAGGCCACGCCCGATTACCAGGAGGAAGCGGCCTACACGCGCTCGATGCGCCAGCGGGTGGGCCTCGCCAAGGGCGGTTGGGCGGCGTCGCTCCTCGCCCTGGGCCGCAAGGTCCAAGCCTGGCTGCGGCCGCATCTCTGGGCCGGGCGCCTCGTGGACCAGTCGAGCGCGCCCGAACCGATGGTCCGGCTTCAGAACGACACCCGCTGGGCTGGGAGCCGGCATGCCCAGATCATCGTCCGAAAAGCGCTGGCCCGCCGCGAGGGCCGGATGCGGCGTTGGATCGAGGGCGCCCTGGCTGCCCAGGCGAGAAAGGCGCGGCTCTCATGAAGCTGGCTGCCGTGCAATCCAACGTGAAAGCCCTCCTCGAGGCGCACCCGCGCCTGGCCGGGGTCCCCATCGTCCTCGATGACGGCCTCGGCGAAGCGAACAAGGAGCGGGTAGCGGCTCTTAAAGCCCAGGGTTTGAGCCTCCTTGTCTGGCGGATCGAGTCGGGCGGGATCGTGGACGCCTCGAGCACGGGTGCCGTGATCCAGCACCTGGCCATCTTCGTGTTCATCGAGGAGAACGTCGCCGTTTGCCGCGCCCCTGGCGGGGTGAACGTGCATCACGAAGACGCCGCCCAGTACGTCATGGAAGCCCTCTCCGGCGCCCGCGTGGGGCCGGACCGGATCACGCTCGATGACCCGCCCTTCGACAACCTGGGCAAGGTGAACGGCGTCAACCGAATGCTCGTGAACGCCCTGGCTGAACTCACCACCGAACCCCGACCATGAAAACCGCCCGCATCAAACGCCTGACCTTCATCGCCATGCTGCTGTGGCTCGTCCACGGGGGCGTCTTGATCGCGTTTGCCGTCGCGCCCGAAGTCGAGACTGTGACCCACGTGGCCGACCTGGCGCGGGAGAAAGACATCGTCTGGCTTTCGCTCGTGACGGCCATCGCCGCGATCGTGTTCTCCGCCTGGCTGGTGCGGCAACTGGTCGCCCAGCAGTCCCAGGTGGTGAAAGCGCTCCAGGATCTGCGGGGCGAACTCGGGGCGCGCCCCTGCATCTACCTCTCGAAAGACCCCACCCTGAACCCATGAAAACACATCTGA